TGTTTCTTGATCTCAAATCGGACGCCGCGTCAGCCATGCAGAGCGCCATCGAAAGCGTGGTCGGTTTTGGCAACACCGCCGCCAACACCTTTGAGGGGGCGTTTGAGGCGATCAAGGCGATCTGGGGTCTCTTGCCCGCCGCAATCGGGGATCTGGCGTTTCAGGCGGCCAACAGCCTGATCGAGGGGGTCGAGGCGATGCTCAATGGCGTGGTGGCCCGGATCAACGGCTTCATCGCCAGCGTCAACACCGGGCTTGAGGCGCTGGGCTCCGCGCGCCGCATCACGCTTCTGGGCGATCTGGATCTGGGCAGTATCGAGAACCGCTTTGCCGGGGCCGCGACACAGGCCGCAACCGCGGCGAAGGACGCCTTCGCGCGGGCCTTCGAGGACAACCCCCTGACCCTGCCCGACGTGGGGCTGAGCGAGATCGCGCGCGAGGCGCAGGCTGCCGCCGAGGCCCACCGCGCGGCGGCAACCGAACTGGCGGCGGGTGCGCGCGCGCCCTTGGCCAGTTGGCAGGCGCTGAAGGACGCCATTGCGGGGGCTGGTGCAGATGGCGCGGCCGCGCTTGCCGGGGCCACGCATGCCGCTGAGCAGTTTGACGACGCGATCACCGAAGCCGGGCAGCGTTCGGGTGGCGCGGGGGCCAGAGCCGCAAAAGGGGCTGAGGTGGCGAAACTCGGCTGGGAGGCGGTCGTGTCCACCCTGGCGGAGTTTGCCGCCAAGTCCCGCGACATCGGCGGCGATATCGGACAGAGCCTCGTCGGGGCCTTCCAGAGCGCCGAGAACGCGGTGGGCAATTTCGTCAAGACCGGCAAGCTCGACTTCGGCGATCTGGTCAGTTCGATGATTGCGGATCTGGCCAAACTGGCGGCGCGGCGATTTATCCTTGGCCCCATAGCCAATGCGCTGTCGGGCGCGCTGGGCGGTGCGGGCGGTTTGTTCGCCAGCATCCTGCACACAGGCGGCGTGGTCGGCGCGTCCGGCCCGGGCCGGATGGTCCCGGCGCTGGCCTTCGCGGGTGCCCCACGCCTGCATTCGGGTGGTTTTGCGGGACTGCGCCCGGACGAGGTGCCTGCCATCCTGCAACGCGGTGAACGGGTGCTGTCGCGGCGCGAGCTGGCAGGCTTTGGCCAAGGCCAGTCCTCCGCACCCGCCGTCAATGTCACGATCAACGCGCGCGACGCCGACAGCTTCCGGCAGTCGCGCACGCAGGTGGCAAGTGACATTGCCCGCGCGGTGTCGCTGGGCCAGAGGGGCATATGATGGCGTTTCACGAGGTGCGGTTTCCCGACAATATCAGCCGTGGCGCACGCGGCGGGCCGGAGCGGCGCACACAGGTGGTGGAACTGGCCTCGGGCGATGAAGAGCGCAACGCCAGCTGGGTCAATTCGCGCCGCCGCTATGATGTGGCCTACGGGATCCGGCGCGCTGACGATCTGGCGGCGGTGGTGGCGTTCTTCGAGGCGAGAGGCGGCCGCCTGCACGGGTTTCGCTTCAAGGACTGGGCCGATTACAAATCGAGCCTGCCGTCACAGGCGATCAGTCCGATAGATCAGCTGATCGGCACCGGGGACGGCGCCGTGACCAGCTTTGGTCTGGTGAAGCACTACACCTCCGGCGCCCAAAGCTGGAGCCGCGCCATCGCCAAACCTGTCGCAGACAGTGTGCGGGTCGCCCTGAACGGGGTCGAGCAGATGTCTGGCTGGAGCGTTGATCCCACCACCGCCAACGTCACCTTCACCACCGCTCCCGGCGCGGGCGTCGCGATCACCGCAGGCTTCGCCTTCGATGTGCCGGTGCGGTTTGACACCGATACGCTGGACGTCACTCTCGATGTCGAACGCCTCGGCTCGATCACGTCTATTCCGCTCATCGAGATCCGGCGGTAGGGGCAGAGCGTTCAGGCGCGGCCAGCGTTACTCGGACCGAGGGAAGGGTTTGCGGGGAAACGGCACAACCCGACCCTCCGAAGGCGAGGCCTGCCTCAACGCGTCCAGAAACGCCTCAAGCGTCACCACATCAATGGTCAGATCTGCACCCTCCAGTGGCGCCGCAGTCGCGGCCTCACCGTCGGCGCCTGGGTCCTCGGGACTGTCCTGCGTCATCATCACAGCTCTCTCCAACAGTTCCGCCCTTCAGTCAGTTGGCTCCTGTTGCGACACATATCAAGGTTATTCCATGAAGACCCTCTCCCCCGGCCTGCAGGCCCATCTCGACGATGGCACGACCACGCTGGCCTGGTGCTGGCGGATCAGCCGTGCCGATGGTGTGGCGCTGGGCTTCACCGATCATGACCGCGCGCTGGCATTCGATGGCACCGCATTTGAGCCGGAAAGCGGGCTGGCCGCTTCGGAAATCCGCTCCGGGTCGGACTTGGGCGTCGATGCGCAGGACGCGGAGGGCGTGCTGACCTCGGATCGCATCACCGAGACCGACATCCTCAACGGGCGCTGGGACAATGCGGCGGTGGAGCTATGGCGCGTGAACTGGGCCGACACCGGCCAGCGTGTGCTCCTGCGCCGGGGTGCGGTGGGCCAGATCCGGCGCGGGCGGATGGCCTTTGTGGCCGAGGTCCGCAGTCTGGCACATGTGCTGGGCCAGACCGTCGGGCGGACGTTCCAGACGAACTGCGATGCAGAACTTGGTGATGCGCGCTGCGGGGTCGATCTCGAGAACGCCGTCTACAAGGGCAGTGGCGTGGTCACCGAACTGCTGCGTGACCGGGCGTTCCGGGCCTCCGGGCTGGCCGGGTTCGAGGCAGGGTGGTTCGCCTTTGGCACCCTGACCTGGACCAGCGGGGCCAATGACGGGCGCGTCACCGAGGTGCTGGCGCATGACCTGTCCGATCCCGTCGCGACCCTGACCCTGCTGGAAGCGCCGGTGCGCGCCATCGCCGAAGGCGACAGTTTCATCGCGCGCGCAGGCTGCGACAAGCGCATCGCCACCTGCACGGGCAAGTTCGCCAACACCGTCAATTTCCGGGGCTTTCCCAATATTCCGGGTCAGGACGCGGTGCTCAGATATGCATCGCAAGATGGCAGCCATGAGGGAGAAGTCCTGTGATGACCGCCGATCCCGCCCTTGTCATCGCCACCGCCCGCCGCTGGCTCGGCACGCCCTATCACGACCAGGCCAGCCTCTGCGGGGTCGGCTGCGATTGCCTTGGCCTTGCGCGCGGCGTCTGGCGCGACGTGGTGGGCAATGAGCCGTTCCCGATCCCGCCCTACAGCCGGGACTGGGGCGAGATGGGCCCGCGTGAAGTGCTGGCCGAGGGCGCGCGCGCGATGATGCGGGAAATCACGCCCGCCGACGCACCGCCCGGCGCGCTGGTCCTGTTTCGCATTGTCCCGCGCGCCATCGCCAAGCATGTCGGGATCCTCACCGGCCCGCAAAGCTTCATCCACGCCTATGAACGGCTGGGCGTGGTCGAGCAAACGCTCACCCCAGGCTGGCGGCGGCGCATCGCCTTTGCCTTCCTCTTCCCCAAAAGCTGAGACCTCCTCCATGGCAACCCTTGTTCTTGGCGCCGTCGGCACCGCCATCGGCGGCTCGATCGGCGGCAGCATCCTTGGTGTCAGCGCCGCCACCATCGGTGGCTTTGTCGGCTCCTCCATCGGGTCGGTGGTCGACACCTGGATCGTGTCGTCGCTGGCCCCCGCGCAACGCATCGAAGGGCAGCGCCTCGACAGTCTGCGCATCACCTCCTCGACCGAAGGCGCCGTGATCCCGCGCCTCTTTGGCCGGATGCGCATCGGCGGCAACATCATCTGGGCCACGGATTTCCGCGAGGAGACAAAGACCAGCCGTCAGGGCGGCGGCAAGGGCGGCGGGCCACGGGTCACCAGCACCGAGTTCCTCTACTTTGCCTCCTTTGCCGTGGCGCTTTCAGAAGGCGAAGTGACCGGCATCGGGCGCATCTGGGCCGATGGCAAACCGATGGATCTCTCGGGCGTCACCTGGCGCTGGTATCCCGGCGACGAGGCGCAGGAGCCCGACCCCTTTATCGCGGCGAAGATGGGAGCGGCAAATACCCCTGCCTATCGCGGCACCGCCTATGTGGTCTTCGAGGAGCTGGCGCTCTCCGCCTTTGGCAACCGCCTGCCGCAGCTCTCCTTCGAGGTGTTTCGCCCCCTGGCCGATCCCGACACGGCCGAAGGGCTGGTGCGGGCCGTGACGATGATCCCGGCCACGGGCGAGGTCATCTATGCCACCCAGCCTGTCCGGCGGCTCTTTGGCCCGGGCGGGGCCACCCGCGCCGAAAATCTCAATGCTCTGCCAGAGACCGCCGATATCACCGTGGCGCTCGACCGGCTGCAAGCCTCGGTTCCGGGCATCGAGAGCGTCAGCCTCGTGGTGGCCTGGTTCGGCGATGATCTGCGGGCCGGGCACTGCAGGATCCGCCCCGGTGTGGAACTTCCCGTCAAGATCACCTCGCCCGTCGCCTGGTCCGTGAATGGCGTGGCGCGGGCGGCTGCGCATCTCGTCAGCCGCGATGTCGACGATCGCCCGGTCTTTGGCGGCACACCGGCGGATTTCGCGGTGGTTCAGGCGATCCGCGAGATCCGCGCGCGCGGGCTGCGGGTGACGTTTTATCCCTTCCTCCTGATGGATGTGCCCCCCGGCAACACCCTGCCCGACCCCTGGTCGGATGATGCCACGGTGACGGGCCAGCCAGCATTCCCCTGGCGCGGGCGGATCACTGCCTCGCCTGCGGCAGGCTTTGCCGGAACCGTGGACAAAACCAGCGCCGCTGCCACGCAGGTCGCAGCCTTCTTTGGCAGTGCGACCCCGGCCAGTTTCAACCTGTCAGGGGATGCTGTCCGCTGGGCCGGGCCCGTGGACGACTGGGGCCTGCGCCGCATGATCCTGCATTACGCCCATCTCTGCGCGGTGGCGGGCGGGGTCGATGCCTTCCTGATCGGCTCGGAGATGCCCGGCCTCACCACGATCCGCTCTGGCCCGTCCACCTATCCCGCCGTGCAGGCGTTTCGCGATCTGGCGGGCGATGCGCACGCCATTCTGGGCGCCGGCACCGCGATCAGCTATGCCGCCGACTGGTCGGAATACTTCGGGCATCAGCCGCAGGATGGATCGGGTGATGTATACTTTCACCTCGACCCGCTCTGGGCGGACGCCAATATCGACTTCATCGGCATCGACAACTACATGCCGCTCTCGGACTGGCGCGACGGGTTTGAGCATGCCGACGCGGCCGAGGGCTGGCCCGCCATCTACGACCGGGCATACCTGCAGGGCAACATCACCGGTGGCGAGGGGTTCGACTGGTTCTACGCCAGCACACTTGACCGCACGATGCAAAACCGCACCCCGATCACCGATGGTGCTGCGGCCAAACCTTGGGTCTTCCGCTTCAAGGATCTGCACAGCTGGTGGCAAAACCCGCATGTCAACCGGCCCGGTGGCATCGAGAGCGGGACACCGACCGCATGGGTGCCGCAGTCCAAGCCCGTCTGGTTCACCGAACTGGGCTGCCCGGCGATTGATCGCGGCACCAACCAGCCCAACGTGTTCTTCGACCCAAAATCCTCGGAAAGCCAGGTGCCGCACTTTTCCCGCGGCTGGCGGGATGACGCGATCCAGCGGGCGTATCTCGAGGTCAGCTATCTGTTTTGGGGTGCCGCGGCGAACAACCCGACCTCAGCCATCTATGGCGCGCCGATGGTGCATCTGCCCGACTGCGCCGCCTGGACCTGGGATGCGCGGCCCTATCCGTTTTTTCCGGAACTCACCGATGTCTGGAGCGATGGCCCGAACTGGCGGCTGGGCCACTGGCTGACCGGGCGGCTGGGGGCCGTGTCGCTGGCAGCATTGGTGCGCCAGCTCTGCCTGCGCGCCGGGCTGCCCGAGGCACAGATCGACGTCTCCGAGTTATGGGGCGCGGTCGAGGGCTATGTCATCACCGCGCTGGAGGCCCCGCGCGCCTCGATCGGCACCCTGGCACGACATTTCGGGTTCGATGCTGTCGAAAGCGAGGGCCGCATCAAGTTCCTGATGCGCGGCCGGATCGCCAGCACCACGCTCACCCCCGACAGCATGGTGGCCCCCACCACCGCATCGGGCGAGGTGATGGAACTCATCCGCGCGCAGGAGTCTGAGCTGCCCCAGGCCTTGAAGTGGCAGGTCGCCCGCGCCGACGAGGATTATGACGCAGCCCAGGTCGAAGCCCGGCGGATCACCATCGACAGCACCCGCATCGCGTCTGAGGCGTTCCCGATCGCGGTGCCGCCCGAAGAGGCCGAGCGCCGCTGCCGCCGCGCGCTGATGGAAGCCTGGGTTGGGCGGGAAACTGCGGCCTTCCGCCTGCCGCCCTCATATCTGGCGCTGGATCCGGCGGATGTGATCCTGCTCGACCACGATGGCCGCCTGACCGAGATGCGGCTGGTCTCGATTGCGGACTCAGGAGTACGCAGCATCGACGCCGTGCGCCAGGACCGTGCTGTTTATGATCTGCCACCCGGCGAGCGGCGCCCGACCACGCTCGCAACACCAACGGTCTTCGGCGCGCCCGATACCGTGATGCTCGATCTGCCGCAGCTGCGCGACGATCAGCCTGCGCACCGGCCCTTTGTCGCGGCCCATTCCAGGCCATGGCCGGGTGAGATCGCCGTCTATCGAAGTGCGGCAACAGACGGCTTTGCGCTGCTGACCAGTTTTGGCACGCGGGCCCGCATGGGTGTGCTCGCGGCGGATTTCCATGCGGGGCCGGTGTCCCGCTTCGATCTCGGCAATGCGCTGCTGGTCGATCTCTATTCCGGCACGCTGGAAAGCGTCACGGATAGGTCTGCAGGACCGAGATAGGCGATGTCAATGCGCCCTTCCTCTTGAGCAACCTGAGCCCGCAACAGCCCGAGGCTGCGAGGTTTCAGCCTTTACCTGCTGCGCAATGCAGACAATCGGGCCAAGGGTCTCGGTTTCGCTCTGGCAGGTAACTTCTATCCTGACTTCCTCCTGTGGCTGGTGGACGACAAAACCGGCAAGCAGTGGCTGTCATTCATCGATCCGAAGGGCATCCGAAACATGAACATCTCGGACCCGAAGTTCGGCTTGCATAAGGAAATCAAGCAGATCGAGAAGCAGCTTGGCGATGGGATGATCAGCCTCAACTCCTTCATCCTGTCCGTCACGACCTTCAATGACTTGCTCAATGTCATGGGCACAACCTCGAAATCGGACCTAGAGGATCGGAATGTTCTGTTCATGGACGACGGTGGACCGGCATACCTTGGCAAGCTGCTGACCAAAGTACTCTCCTGATCCGTTGGATAACCAACTTCATCCCTCCCCCTCCCATGGTTCCTCCCCGGCGCCAATCGTATGCGGGGGGGCGCAGCGCAGCATTTTGCTAGCGACAGGCAGTTTCACCGGGGAATCCAGGCGGAATCCACCTGCCGGGTGATCTTGGAAAAAGCGACTCATTATCAAAGGCTTGCCGAATCACGACCTTGGCGTGCTGGATTCTTTTGCGGAAGCCAGGGAATCCAGCTTGCGGAAGCCACCGCGCCGGAAGCCAGCCAGCGGAAGCCACCTGCTGCGAAGCCATTGAATCCAGGTGTATTTTTCGTTTGACAAAGCTGCCCCCCTTGACTCATACCTTGATCATCGAAGAATAGCGCCCGCAGGTATCCCCTCGCGGGCGCTTCTCATTTCCTGACATCGCGGATCCCGATCCTGCCGCTGGCATTGCCCAGCGCGCACCTCGGCTTGCCCGCCCTACCCCAGATGAAAGCCACCCCATGGACCTGGTCTTCGCGCCGAGCCAGATCGAGACCTGGCCGCTTGATCGGCTGCGCCCCTATGCCCGCAATGCCAAGATGCATGGTCAGGACCAGGTGGCCAAGATCGCCGCCAGCATGGCGAAGTTCGGCTGGACCGTGCCGTGCATGGTCGCCGATGATGGCGAGTTGATCGCCGGGCATGGCCGGGTGCTGGCGGCGGCGATGCTGGGGCTGAAGGATGTGCCGGTGATCCGGCTCAGCCACCTCGACGAGGCGGAACGCCGGGCCTACCGGATCGCGGACAACAAGCTCACGGAGCTGGGCGAGTGGAACGAGGCCATGCTGCGCGACGAGATCGCGGGGCTGCTGGCCGAGGATTTCGACCTGTCGCTGCTGGGGATTGCGGACGAGGATCTGGACGCCCTGCTGCGCGATCCGGATCAGGTGGAAGGTGGCGCTGTCGAGGGCGAGGATGACATTCCCGAACCGCCGCTCGCACCGGTGTCGATTGCAGGCGACCTTTGGCAGCTTGGATCGCACCGGCTGATCTGCGGCGACAGCACGTCCGCCGATGTGGTCGGGCGGCTGCTGGGCGATGTGCGCCCGCTCCTGATGGTGACCGACCCGCCCTACGGCGTGGAGTATGACCCAAGCTGGCGCAACCAGGCGGGCGCGGCCAAAACCAAACGAACCGGCAAGGTGCTGAACGACGACCGGGCTGATTGGCGCGAGGCTTGGGCGCTGTTTCCGGGCGATGTCGCCTATGTCTGGCACGGCGCGCTGCACGCCTCGACCGTGGCCGAGAGCCTGGTGGCGGCAGGTTTCGCCGTGCGGTCGCAGATCATCTGGGCCAAGGACCGGCTGGTGCTGAGCCGCGGCGACTATCATTGGCAGCATGAACCCTGCTGGTATGCCGTCAAGAAAACCGGCAAGGGCCATTGGGCCGGGGACCGCAAGCAGACAACGCTGTGGCACATCTCCGGCAAGGACCAGGATGCGGCCACCGTGCACGGCACCCAAAAGCCGGTCGAATGCATGCGCCGACCGATCCTGAACAATTCCAGCCCCGGCCAAGCCGTGTTTGAACCCTTCATGGGATCAGGCACCACGCTGATCGCAGCGGAAACCACCGGTCGGGTGTGCTTCGGGATCGAGTTGAACCTGGCCTACGTTGACGTGGCCATCGAGCGCTGGCAGCAGTTCACCGGCGCCAATGCCGTGCTGGCCGACACCGGTGAGACATTCGCGGACCTGAAGGCCAAGAGGC